AGGTGAGTAGATTCCTAAAATGTGCTGAGTGTGATAAACTTTTAAATGTAATGGATATAAAATATCATACTCCGGATCAAATGAATGTATTTTTTGATGCATATTGTAGCAATGCTTGGTATAGTAAAACATTTGAAAAATTAGATGCAGACAAGGACCAAACAAATGGCAGTACCTAAGATAGCCGATGTAATGTTAGCATTGGACAAAAGAGATATGAATTATTATTCTCGACTGTCAGATGAACAAAAGAAAGGAATAAACTTTTGGATGATGCAACGATATGCTTCTTCGGTACAAGATAAAGTTTATGACTCCCATTATCTCACAATGGTAAATGATTGTGTTAATCATAATTGGAGTGCGGCAGGTTCAAGCAGACATCCAGAGTTGGTTTGGAAATGTTTATGCCTTGCAGGCTCAGGAAGAAAGATGTGGCACCCTTATGTAAAGGCTCCTACATCTAAAAGAAAGAAAAATAAAATTATGGAAGAGTTAGGTAAACTGTTTCCAAATACTAAAACAGATGAATTAGAACTGTTTATTGGTTTATCAACTAAGCAAGAACTTACAGACTTCTTAGTTGGTTATGGATATGAAGATAAAGAAATAAAAGAAATATTAAAATGAAATGCAAGTATTGTGGTAAAAGTTTTGCTAGTGAAAGGACACTTGCAGTTCATATGTGTCCTAAGAAGCAAAGGTTTACTGAAAAAGAGTTAACTCACGTCAGATTAGGTCTTAGAGCATTTCAAATGTTTTATGAATTATCAACCAATGCTACCAAAATAAAAACATTTGAAGAATTTGCAAATAGCCAATACTATACAGCATTTGTAAAGTATGGAAGAAAACTTGCAAAAGAAGATTTATTATACCCAGAAAAGTACACAGAGTGGTGCATTAAAAATAGTGTAAAACTAAAATTGTGGACATCAGACTCAACATACAACAGATACTTAAATCAGTATGTTAAAAAAGAACCTGCTCTTAAGGCAATTGAACGCACAATATTAACAATGACTGAATGGGCAAAGGAACACAACACAGACTTACAAAATTATTTTAAAGATGTAACAACACCACTTGCAGTTTTTCATATTAAAGCAGGAAAAATATCTCCTTGGTTAATGTTTTTAACTGAAAGCGGACAAAGTCTTTGGACTAAATTTAACAAAGAACAAATTGAAATGATAAAAGAAATTGCTGATCCAGTATTTTGGAGAGACTTATTCAGAAAGAATCCAGAAGAAGTTGAAGCAGTACAGGAAATAAGTGAAAAGGCAAACATATGAAATTAGATTTTGATGTAGATATCGATTTGGCTAATAGAGATTTGCTATTAGATAAATTACCTAGATATGTTAATGCCAGCCAAGAAAAAGACGGAGACTTGACCAAACATAATTCTGGTGTGTATTTACAGAACATACCAAAGTATCCAATACAGAACATTTCGACTATACCTTATGACGAAGCAGAAGAACGAGGTTACTTTAAAATAGACTTACTTAACAACAGTATATATAATGGTATTGAGAATGAAAAACATTTAGATAAACTATTAGAAACAGAAGTCAATTGGAGTTTATTTGAATATAAAGAAATTGTTGAGCAACTAGCACATATCGGCAATCATTTTGATATCATAGAGCAACACCCTCCAAGAAGTATAGAGCAACTGGCAATGATACTTGCAATGATTAGACCTGGTAAAAGGCATTTGGTGGGTCATACTTGGGAAGTTATTGAAAAAGAAGTATGGGAAAAGACTGAAGGCTACTTCTTTAAAAGAAGCCACGCATTAAGTTATGCGGTTAGTATTGTGGTGCAACTGAATAAAATTATTGAGAGTCTTTAGAAGGAACGTTCTTTACTAAAGTAATTGTACGTCTTTTAATACGTTTTTTGACCAAGTTATTAATTTCGGTTACTGGGCCAAACTTTACTTCTATGTGTTTGTTTTCGAAAGTTCGAATAGCATATCTAAAAGGAATAAGTTCTTGAAACAAGAACACGTCAATTGGTATTTGTCTGTTACTTTCCCACCACCAATTCTCACCAAGTTCTACAAATCTCTTTGTATTCTCAGGAGTAGATATTAAATCCATATCAAACATACTTAAAAAAGTTTTATCTCGATTGGTTACTATACCTAGGTAATCTTTCCCACCATAGTTGATACAGGTGAGAAAAGGATAGTTCTCTTCAATCTCTTGTTGATTAAATGTTTGTTTGCTATCAGGCATTGTTTTTATTTATGCTTTTTAAATAAATAGTACTACAGGAATAGAATATGTCAAATTATACTTTATACAAATATAACAACTCTGCGATAAATATAGTTATAGGAGATACTTTCTCTTACTTGGAAAACTCATCGATGAATAGAACAGAAATTATAGCATATCAAGGAATGGATAACGATTACTTCTTTGATGTTAGGAATAAAGATAGAAAATTACAAAACGTTAGTAATAGCGAATTTCAGGCTGAGTTAATTAGTTTTGAAAATAATGAAAGAGTTTTAACAAAGTTTTTAACATCAGAATTAGATAAAGGTAGTGCAAAACTAACCTTAACAGAAGATGATTTAAATGATTTAGCGGTTGGTAATTATAAACTTATTATTTCCCAACTTGATTCAAATGGTTCAAAAACACCAATCTATGCTGATAAAAATAACAAGTTAGGTATTACTGTGATAGTTAAAGACGATGCCCTCAAGGTACCAGCGGCTACCCAAACAGCAAATACTTGGTTGCAAGTTAGTAATATTAATGATGGCGATAGTGCTAATATTTTTCAAAGTGGTAATTTAGATGGCAACTCACGTAAAAACTTTAGAGGTGCTAGACACACACTTGCAGTATATTGTACTAACTTTTCAGGCAACATTTATGTGCAAGGCAATAATGATTTAGTAGCATCTTCGAGCGATGCTATGTGGTTTGGTATTGATCCTTTGGGTACACAAATATTTAGAATACCGTTAACGAATGCGACAGGCCCCTTGCCGTACAACTTTACAGGCAACTTCAACAGTATTAGATTCCAATACAGTCCAAATAGTACCAATGCAGGTACAGTAGAAAAAGTTTTACTAAGAAACTAATACTTGACAAATCCTTTTACTTCTAGTATAATTAAAGTATGGAATTATCTGACTTGGTTACATCGGTACACAATCTAGTATTGGATTATATGCCGGCTAAAACTAAACGTACACCTAGTGGGTGGAATACGTTTGATTGCCCTATGTGTAATGATACAAGAGGTAGAGCAGGAGTTATTACTAGTGGTGCTAAGATAAGTTACAACTGTTTTAATTGCGGCTATACTACTGGTTGGGCACCTAGTCCGCGAATAGGTAAAAAACTTAGAGATCTTTCTAATAGGCTAGGTACAACAGACAAAGTTGTCAAAGAAGTTGTATTAAATCTAATGAGACATAAAGATGTATTTGACGACATAGAAGATAGTTTTGAAGTTAAGTTTGAGAAGTTTAAAAAAGTTGAGATGCCAGAACATTGGAAAGAACTAGACGAAACTAGTCCTCCAGAAGCAACAGCAGTATATGAATATGCTGTAAACAGGCAAATAAACAAACACAAATTATATTACAGCAACCAATTGCAGTTTAGAAACAGAGTGATTGTGCCATTTGTGTATAATCAAGAGTTAGTCGGATACACAGCAAGACACATAAATCCTCCTAACAAAGAAACACCAAAGTATTTGATGAACAGTCAACCTGGATATGTGTTTGGTTTAGATAATCATATATTCACCGATACAAAAACTATTATACTGATGGAAGGCGTATTTGATGCAATGCTGATAAATGGTATAAGTTGCTTGGGCAATACTATCAACGAGCAACAGATAAACCAAATAAACTCTTTAAAGAAAAGAGTAATACTTTGCCCAGACAGAGATGCTCCAGGTAAAGAATTAATTAGAGCAGTTGCAGATGTGGGGTGGGAAGTAAGTTTCCCGCCTTGGCATAATGATTGCAAAGATGTAGGCGATGCTGTACTCAAATATGGCAAACTTTTGACATTAGATAGTATAATTAAACATAGTATATCTAATAAAATTAAAATAGAAGTGCAGAGTAAAATGTTATGAAGAATATGAATTACAACGAAGAAATGCAAGAACTGTTTTTACGTTTTATGGTATCGGATAACGATATTATTGCAAGAGTAAACAGTATTGTGCAACCATATATGTTTGATAGACAGTTTAGAAATGCTATTACATTTATAAAAGAACACGTTCAAGAATATAACAGTATGCCTACTATTGAGCAAATAGAAGCATCTGCAGACATAAAACTAGAGAAAGTGGAAGATTTCAACGCCAGACACGTGGAATGGTTTATGGATGAGTTTGAAACTTTTTGTAGACATAAAGCATTAGAAAAAGCAATTACTAACGCTAAATATGTTATAAATTTAGCGCATGGTGGAGCTTCGGGGTCATTTGAAGCTATTCGAGATGCTATGGTAGGCAGCGCTGAATTGGTAGGTCGATTATGTTTGGAACATAACATTGAAAGACTAGTCCACGTTGGTTCGATTGCTTCCTTGTTCTTAGGAGATAAGAATCAAACTATTCATGCGGATGAGCCATCAGATCCTCAGCCAGAAAGTAGAGCAGATTACTCTCATGCAAAAATATTGGCCGACGAAGCGCTTCTTAAAATGCATCGTGAACAAGAATTGCCATTGGTTGTATTAAGACCAGGCGTTGTTGTTGGTGAAAATGGAATGATTAACCATACAGGCATAGGCTTCTTCAATAATACTCAGCACTTCATTGGCTGGAACAATGGTAAGAATCCATTGCCATTTGTTTTAGTTGAAGATACTGCAAGTGCTATCGTTCAGTCTATCGACAGTGATGTAGTAGGCAAATCTTTGAACATTGTTGGTGATGTTCGAATTGGGGCAAAAGAGTACATTGCAGAACTAAGCAAAAGAGTTAAACGCCCTTATAAATATCATGCTCAACCTACGTGGTTCTTATATGCGCAAGAAGTCCTAAAGTGGTCTGTTAAGAAGGCTGGTGGTAGCAAAGCGCCATTTCCATCAAATAGAGATTTGACATCAAGAGCTATGTTATCCCATTTTGACACCTCATCAGAAAAGTCGCTTTTATCTTGGGCGCCTGAAAGTGACAAACAAACATTCTTAGCCAAAGCACTCGATGTTCATAATCGAAACTAACTGATAACTATGAATATACTTCATGTTTTTTCTACTTTTGACATTGGTGGACCGCAAGTGAGGTTCGCCAATATGGTTAATAGTTTGGGTGAAGAATACAAACACTCAGTGATAGCAATGGATGAGCGATATGACGCAAGATGCAAAGTAGGAGCACATGTAAATATCGATTTTCCTCAATTTAAGCACGATAAATCGGCTTCGTTGTTCAAAAAGGTAATGTACTTTAGAAGACTAATAAAAGCCGTAAACCCAAGTGTTGTTGTTACTTACAATTGGGGCGCAATAGAGTGGGCAATAGCTTGTTTATTAATTCCTAACGTGAAGCATTTACATTTTGAAGAGGGCTTTGGCCCTGAAGAAAAGAGTGAGCAGTTGCCAAGGAGAGTTTGGTTTAGGCGGCTAGTCTTAAGGTGGAAAGCGTTAATTATCGTACCTTCTCAAACGCTTGAGGATATCGCTACTAAGGTGTGGAAAATTCCACATAGCAGTGTTAGATATTTGGCAAATGGCATTAATGTTCCAGATAAAATGCCTGACACCAAAACTTTCACTGCAGGTGATAAAATAACTATTGGAACGTTAGCTAGGCTTCGCAAAGAAAAGAATCTCATACGAATGATAGATGCCGTTTCAGCACTTAATGAAAATGTGCAACTCTTAATTGGAGGAAGCGGTGACGAAGAAAAAGTATTAGCTGATTACATTAAAGAGAACTCCCTAGAAGATATTGTTATTTTATGCGGCAATCAAAAGAATCCGTATGAATTCATGGATAGATTGGATTTGTTTTGTATGTCGTCAGATACTGAACAAATGCCTCTTTCTGTTCTAGAAGCAATGGCTTCAGGTTTACCTGTAATTTCTACTGATGTTGATGATGTAAAATCTATGGTCTGCGAGCACAATAGGAAATATATACATGGGAGAACTGCGCAAGAGCTAACAAATAATCTGAGTGCCGCACTAAATAATCAAGCAGATTGGCCTGAAATTGCTTCTGATAACTTCGATAAGGTTTCTGCATACTATTCGACGCAAGCAATGAATGCAA